GCGCTTTTTGCGCGAAAGCGAAGCGAGAGAGTGGATAGCTCGATACCAGAAGAAGATTGGCGAGGTCGGTGCCGCGAACGCGCTCTCATGGTGGCAGGGCCACAAAGTGGTCATCGCAAAGATTCGGGGCGAAGAAGGTTTGCGTTCCCTGATCAACCTGATGGAGCAGGAGCGTGCTAAGAGTCGAGCTGGACTTCCCGGCGGCTGACCTTTTCCCGAATCGGCGCAATGGCAAGCACTGGTCGTCGGTACACAAAGCGAAGACCGAAGCGCGTGAGACGGCTTACTGGATGACCAAAGCCTGCCGAAAACCAATTCTCGGCGCCGGTGAAGTGGAGTTAACGATCATCTTTGAGATGCCCGACAAACGCTTGCGTGATGCCGACAACTGTCTCGCCGCGGCTAAAGCGGCTCTGGACGGTTTTGCTCATGCGCTCGATATTGATGACCGGCGGTTCAACCCGCTGAAGATTTACCGTACCCCCGGGAAGAAGCCCGGAAAAATGATCGTAGAAATTGAGGAGACCCAATGATCCAATCAAAATATGTCCGCAGTAGCGGCATTCACCGCACGCTCGAGATGATCAGCATTGCGCCCAAGACTGACACGGAGATGCGGCAGAAGATCACCGCTGAATCTGCCGCCCGGTACTACGAGTCTTGCCTCGAGCCGCTACTGGTGGACGGGTATGCCACGAAACTCAAAGACGGCAGCTACCAGATCACTGACGAGGGTCGGGAAAAACTGGAGCAACTGGGCGCACCGAAGGCGAAGCTCCCCAATCGAAAGCCCATGACGCTGTATCAGCGCGGCACCTACATCGGAGAAGAAATCCGTATGCGCCCTGTGCGCCCCGGCGCAGACGATCACGAGCAGGTGCCGAGTCTCGTTGGCAACCGCCGCTACTTCCGCGACGGGAGGATGCAGGCGTATGACTGAGATCGACCCGCAAGCCGCGGTGGACTACATGATCGCCAAGAGCGGCGAGTACGCTCAGGCGAAGGCCAACAGGGTCTACTGCGATGAGTACCGCAAGACCCTCAAGGCAGAACTCATGAAAACCGCGATGGTTGCCAAGCACGAAACCGCCGCGGCGCAGGAACGGGAGGCATACGCTCACCCGGACTACAAGCGCCACCTGCTGGCCCTCAAAGAAGCGGTCGAGCATGAGGAGCGCCTGCGGTGGATGCTGATTGCCGCGGAAGCAAGGATCGAGGTCTGGCGCTCGCAAGAGGCCAGTAAGCGCTCAGAGCATCGGATGACAGCGTAGGCTACCTATGGATGTCCGAGCATGGAAAAACGCCGTAGCGGGCCTTGGATGCGGTCTGTGCAGGCGTTTGGGGTACGGCGAGACCCCGGCGGAACTACACCACCCCCGGGAAGGGGTCGGAAAAGCCCAAAGGGCCAGCGACTGGCTGGTCATCCCGCTCTGCGCTGACCATCACCGCGGCAGTAAAGGCTGGCACGGGACAAGGGACGACTTCAAGCGGCACAGTGTCAACGAGTGGGACATCCTTGCCGACACCATTGAGGAGGTCGCAAAAAACCTGCGGGGTTAGGGTTTGTCCCTACAAAAAAACTCAAAATACTTGTTGTGGTTCCTTTAACTCGGTTAAGATAGCGTCACGGTCAACGAGACCGGAACGATACAACCGAAAGGAACTGACATGAACGCAATCGACATCTCCCTGACCCAGATCGACGAACTGGGCCTGCTCCTCGCGCAGATCGCTGACCTCACCGCTAAGGCAGACAAGATCAAGGACGCGATCAAGGACTCCGCCAGCAAGGGTGGCCCCAAGGTCATCGAGGGCAACCTTTTCAAAGCCACCTACAGCGAGTCCAACCGAGTCCTGTTCGACAAAGAAAAGTTTGTCAAGGCTTTCGGTGAGGCCGAGTACGCCAAGTACACCAAGGTCTCCGCTTCCTTCTCCGTCAAAACAACCAGCCGTTAATCAACCCGGGGGCTTCGGCCCCCATAAGGAACCATCATGAAGTTTTACATCATTCAAAGCGAGTTTGGCGAAACTATCGGGTGCGAACTCACCCGCAAGGCGGCGAAAGAGTTCGCCGAGTCCCGCGGCTTTTCTAAAGACGAGTATGAGATCACTGTCACTGATTGCCCGGTCAATGCGGACACCGTTCGCCGACTGCTCGGCAATCTTGGCGGATACGCAACCGCTTAAACCACTGGAGCGCCACTATGACCAACGCAACCACCAACCCACCTTGGGTAATCCGAACCCTAGCCGACCTTCGATCCGGTCGCATCACCGGCTACGCGGTCGAACGCATCCACAACCCGTACACCCGTCAAGCCCGCGCTGAATCACTCGACCGTCGCATCTATCGAACTCACGCTGACGCGGCTGCGGCTATTGCCAAAGCTACCGCTTAAATCATCAGGAACCATCATGAACAAAACACTTCAAAAAATTCTTGACACCCGACTGTGGGTCGCTCATATCGATGACGAGCGCGGTGATGGCAACAGCATCATCGTCACCCTCGACAAAGACTATGTGTGGGATGACGAGCGCGATTGCGGTGTGCGTGGGTTTGATACCGTCAAAGAAGTTGAGATGTCTACCCGATTGGTTGGCGTGATTCACATCAGCAACACAAAATAAACCAACGGGGCTTCGGCCCCGAATCAAATGAAAGTTTTTCCCATAAACGCTTTTGAAACAGAACCTTGGATCATGCGTAAACATTACGCAAAGCGAATGCCATCAATCTCTCATGCTTTTGGTCTTTATGACCAAGGCGAGTTGGTTGGTATTTGCACTTACGGAATGCCAGCGTCTCCCTTTTTGTGTGTGGGTGTTTGTGGAAAAGAAAACAAAGATAAGGTTATTGAGTTGAACAGACTTTGCATAGAGACCGATCAAAAAAATGCGGCAAGCACGCTGGTTGGTAGAAGTTTGCAAATGTTGCCATCGCCAAAAATTGTTGTCAGTTACGCGGATACCGCGCACAGCCATGTTGGATATGTTTATCAGGCCACCAATTTTCTTTTTACTGGCACAACAAAAGAACGCACAGACATGGCTGGAGAGGATGGCGCTCATTCAAGGCACAACAAGGGCGACAGATCAAACCGAATTGATAGGAGCGCAAAACATCGCTATGTTTTTTTTGTCGGATCAAAATCCGAAAAAAATTTTTTGAGAAGGCAACTTCTTTATCCTGTTCTCCCATACCCGAAAGGAGACACAAAAAAATACGATTCAGGAAGCAAGGTTCCTTTTCAATCAATGCTGTTCGAGTAAAACCCCCACCAAATTCAAAACCAATTTTCAAGACATGATGATCATCACCCTCTTCTCCCCTGAAGCCCTTGTTACCGGAGGCGTTCGCGTCCAGCAAAGAGCAACCGATAACTTGCAACTTGATTTTTGGCAGACATTCGATGACGAGCAGGACACCGGCTACTGCCTCGACGCTCCGTGGGTCATGCCCGCGGGTAGCACAGCCAATCATCACAACACTCCCGGTTGCTCTGTGGTCTACCGCAAGCTGATGAGTTCTTGAGTAAATCGTGGGGTTTCTTTAACAAACCCCTTGCACCCTCAAATCAAACACAGTTACAATTCACCCACGGTCGCAGTGACCGGAACGATACAAAGGAACAATCATGAACCAGTACGCAGTCCAAGTCAGCTACACTGACCGTGACCCTTACGAGGTTGTCCGCGTCATCAGCGACAAGACCATCGAAGTCCGCGCAATGGACGCGGAGCGCGACACCAGCGTAGAACTTCAGTGGGCCGTTGGCGGCTTTGCAGGCCACTGCCTGAACCAGCGCGACCAGAAGTGGCATATCACCAGCAACCCAACTAACCCGGTCATCCGCCTGCGCCTGAGCCGCGTCAAGGGCTGGCAAGACAAGCACGGCCAACGCTTCATGCTGGCCGACCGCCCCATCAAGTTCCACGACTACAACTTCTAATAAGGGAAAGCCCTAGTAAAAAAACTGGGGCTACCCCTTTCTGTTCCCTTTAACGCTGTTAAGATAGAGGCACTGCAACCCGCAGGAACGATAGGAGCAATCATGAAATACATCGCAGAGATTGAGACCCGTGTAGCAGGCATCCCCTGCCTGATCGGTGTCGTCGAGTACAGCTACAGCCGCCCTGATCGTAGCGCAGACAACCCTTACGACTACTACGGCGGCGCAGAGATCGCGTGGGAAGTGTGCGACCGCCGCGGTCGCAAGGCTCCGTGGCTCCAGCGCAAGCTGACCCCCATTGCCTTCGCTGACATCGAGACCGAGATCATTGAATATTTTTCCTGAAAGGATTCATCATGGACATTTCTATCAAAACTTCTGAAGGCGCTCGCGTCAATGTTGACCAGTTCGACGATAGCGTTTGGCTGTCGATCCAACTGAGCAACGGTAGCGCTTACACGACGATGACCGTCGAGCAGGCCAAGCAACTGATCGAGGCGCTCCAAAATGTCGTCGATGTCCTTTGAAGAGCGTAAGAAGGCCTTCTGGGCGTGGCACAAGGCCAACCCAGAGGTCTGGCTGCACTTCGAGCGATTCGCGCTCGAGGCGGTCTCTAAAGGCCGCAAGAATGTCAGTCACTGGCTGATCATCAACCGCATCCGGTGGGAGGTGAACATCATGACCACCGGCTCTGATTTCAAAATCTCGAACGACTACATTGCTTTCTACGCCCGCTTGTGGCGTGCCCGGTATCCGCAACACAAGAATCTTTTCAACATCAAGCTCATGGCTGGTGAGCGACCTGAGCCGATAGGGATGGACATATGATCGACGCAATGAAGCAGGCGCTGGAGGCGCTGGACGCTTATTCGTGGGAGCAGGTAGAAGCAGCAAGAGCCGCACTATGCCTCGCCATTGAGCAGGCCGAGCGCCTTGAGAAGCAGCCGACAAAAATCTTTGGCCCCAACCTTGAGCAGGTTCTTAATAGCGCGGGGTTTTACAAGCGCCAGCCGCTGACGGATGAGGAGATCAGAGCGGCATATGGCAACGACTTGAACTACAGGGATGGCGACTATGTGCGATTTGCCCGCGCTATCGAGCGCAAGCACGGGATCGGGGGGAGCGATGCCTGACATCACTATGTGCGCCAGCACGACTTGCAATCGTAGGACTGAGTGCTACCGCAACGCGGCTAGTGGTACCGAGCCCAACCCATGGCGGCAGGCGTACTTTATCTCCACCGACATGACCGAGGATGGGTGCGAGTACTTCTCCCCACAACATACAAAAAAGTATGTAAAGGAAGATCATGCCGACTGAGCGCGAACTACTGGCTTTGTGCCTGCGCTGGCTTGAGCATCCGGGGCTGATGCACCCGTTCGACAAAGCAATGCTGGTTGAGTCGCTCAAAGCAAAGCTCCAGCCTGAGCCGCGCCCGTGGGTGGGGCTGACGAAAGAAGAACAGGAAGAATGCATCAACGCAGGTGACCTCAGTGGGTGGCGCGGCGTGTTGCGTGCCGCCGAGGTCAAACTCAAGGAAAAGAATTCATGAATCCCGACTGTTGTGTGGGGTTTCTTTAACAGGGCTTGCATGATGCTCAAACTCTGTTACAGTGCGTTCACGGTCACAGTTCGACCGGAACGATACAGGAGAAAATCATGGCAGCAATCTACGGCGCGGTTATCGAGAACGAAGCGGCTTACTACGCCGCGGCGAAGCGCAACATCATCGCCAACGCGATGAAGACCTTCCGCAAAACCCACGAGGATGCAGAAGCGATTGAGGCGGCAATCGACGCTGGCCGCGTGTATGACGCCCGTGGCGGTGTCACCTACGCCGAAGGCTTCATCGGCTCGATGGCCCGCGCATTCGATACCTACGGCAAGCTCACCCCTAACCAAGTCGCCGCGATTCGCAAGGGCATCGAGTCCCGCGCCGCTCGCAAGGCTGAGTGGGCTAACAAGCAAGCCGCTGACAATGCTCACCGCCAGCATCTGGGCGCCGTGGGCGAGAAAATCACCCTGACCCTTACCCTGAAGAAAGCCATCGTGATCGGCGAATACCAGCAATATCGCTGGAGTCCCGTCATTCCTCGTTACCTGCTGATCCTTGAAGACGCAGAGGGCAATGTGGTGATCTACTGCGGCACCAGCAACGCCATGCCCTACACCGAGGGCAACACCGTCACGATCAAGGCCACGGTCAAGGAGCATGGCGTTCGCAACGGCGTCAAGCAAACTATCATCCAGCGCCCGAAAGCAGCTTAATCAACCCGCCCGGCCTAGCGCCGGGTTTTTACTGGAAGAGGGGCAAAGTATGACAAAGGATGAGATGGCTGACATCGCCAAAGAATCGGGCTACCCGATCTTCGTGATGAGGAACGAGATCGTGATTCCGCCGTATATCCAACGGCTGATGACACTCGCATATGAAAAAGGCCAAAGGGACAAAGAGCAGGAATTGACCAAGACTCAGAGCCACGGTTAAACTCCCGTTAAAGGAGCCGTTTAACCCATGGACTCACCAACCCCCAAGCCCCGCAAAAAAACGCCTCAAAACGCCGGAAAAGTGGCCGCAAAAGCCATTGCTGAAGCCAAGGCAAGCGCAGAAATCGCGCCGCAAAAGAAAAAGACAGGAAGACCATCGAAGTACACCCCTGAGATCGCTCAGGAGATGTGCAACAGACTAGCCAATGGAGAACCTTTAAGGCAGATATGCCGTGATGAAGGCTTTCCTGCTTGGCAGACTGTCTACGATTGGATGTATCAGGACGATGCTCGGGGTGAAGCCGGGGTCGGTCTTTCCGGAGCCATCGCAAAGGCGCGGGAGATTGGGCAGGACGCCATTGCAGAGACCATCTGGCTGGAGATCAATCAAGAGCCTGAGCGCATCCTCTCCGAAGGGGGTGGAAGGGTTGATCCGGGCTATGTCCAGTGGCAAAAGGCCAAAGCCGACATCGGATTGAAGTTACTGGCGAAATGGAATCCAAAGCGTTACGGCGACAAGATCAGTTTGGGTGGCGACCCGGGAAATCCGTTACAAACGCAAGTTGATGTAACCATTTTTGATACGCTGGTGCAGACGCTCGAGAACCGCAGGCAGGACAAAGCGAATGGGTGATCCGCTGGTCGAGCTACTGAGCGACCCTGCGATCAAGCGCCAATACGCCAAGCTCCCGGAGGCTCAGAGGGCGGCGTTCGAGTGGCGCACAAAGTGGCTGGCCTCCGCTCACGATCACCAGATACTCCCGCCCGGAGACTGGTGGACGATCTGGCTACTGCTGGCAGGCCGCGGCGCAGGCAAGACCCGGACGGCGGCGGAGCAGGTCGGCTGGTGGGCGTGGCAGGAGCCAAACACTAGATGGCTGGTGGCTGCTCCCACATCCGCTGATGTCCGCTCCACCTGCTTCGAGGGCGACTCCGGGCTGATGAGCGTCATCCCCGCGGCGTTGATCGCCGAGTACAACAAGGCGCTCCACGAACTCAAGCTGATCAACGGATCGCTGATTAAGGGTATACCCGCATCCGAGCCAGAGCGGTTCCGGGGGCCGCA